TCAGAAGGAAGTCACAGCACTTAAGGAAAAGGTGGCCTCCTTCGAAGGAACGCAAAAAGCCTTCATAAAGTTCCATGAAGAGACAATTGAGAAAAAAAATGCGGAAATCAAAGCCGCCATTGTTTCCCTGCGTATTCAACGTTCCGAAGCGACCCGTGAAGGTGACGATGAGTTAGCCGTTCAGATTGAAGATCGTATCGAACTCCTTAAGGAGCAGCAGGCAGTCCTGTCGAAGCCACCTGCGCAGGACAAACCGACTGCCTCTGCACCCGTCGTTGATCCTGCAACTGAAACTCTCACAAATCCAGTGCTTGATGAGTGGATTGAAGATGGTAATAAGTGGTTTGAGGACGACCCAAAAATGCGCAGCTACGCTATTGCCATCGGTGATGCGATGATGAAGAATGGTGAAACTGACAGAGGTCGGAAGTTTCTCGATAAAGTAGCTGAGAAGATGCGTGAGGAATTCCCCCGCAAGTTTCGGCAGGCTGAAGAAGCTTCCACCCCAGCCTCAGCCCGATCAGCGAATGCGGTGGAAGGAACTGGAAAGCCGGCTCACAGTGGCAATGTGGGAAAGACTGAAAAGGACTTGCCAGATGAAGACTTCAGACTGATGAAGCAATTCATCTCTGCAGGATGGACAACCAAAGAGAAGTTCCTTAAAAGCTACTTTTCCGCTAACTGAACAAAGGATTGGATAATATCATGGCAAGCAATAAAACCACTGTAGAAGACGTGATTAACCCTGAAGCAAGTTTGGAGGAGGGGCTGGATTTAGCCTCCCCTGTCGATGAAGCGGAAGCTGGCCTGCGCTTTCAAGCCGCTCTTTCAGCCCGTCGAGAGAGTCAGCGCCCGACTGCAACTCGTGAGAGAGCAAAAAACTTCGGCGGCCCCCGCCTTAAGATGGCAGTAATCGGGGAGATCCCCGGCTTCCATTTGTACTGGGAAAATGATGATGGTGAAGGAGCAATTGAGCAATTACTTTATGAAGGCTTCGATTTTGTAGAGCCTTCCGAAGTCCAGATGGTAAGTCATATCGTATCAGACACTGACACAGCAAATCGTGTAAGCCGTTTTGTGGGGTCGAAGAAAGATAACACCCCGATGCGAGCATATCTGCTGAAATGTTCTGACGAACTCTGGGCAGAGCGTCAAAGCCAACGCCTTATACAAGCTGACGACTGGGATCGTTCCATTCGCCAGGGGCAGATTGAGCCTGACACTGGCCGGTATATTCCTAAGGGGGTTCAAATCTCCCTTGACACTCAATTTCGTAAGGAGAATTAAAAATGGCAAATAAGATTACCCCCCGTGGCTTTACTCCACTGCGCTACCTGAATGGCGCAGCGTGGAATGGAGCTACAAATATGTACCTGGTACCTGTGACTGATGGCTCTGTAATCAGTGTGGGTGATGCAGTAAAATCCGCGGCTGGCGGTGATGCTAACGGTATTTCTGCAGTCGCGAAAGCAGCTGGTACTGATACTGTGCGAGGAGTTGTAGTCGGTGTTTTGGCAGCTAACCCCAATGATCCCAGCTTGGTCGGCACCAACCTTGACCTGACTCTGCAGAATATCCCAGCGGCCAAGACGAAAGACTACTATGTCATGGTTGTGGATGATCCTGCTGTTGTCTTCTCACTGGAAGATGACGGCGTAGGCGCATTGTCGGCACCTGCAGCTTGCAACAAGAATGCGATCTTTGTTGTAGCGAATCCTGTAGCCCCTAGCCAAGTCTCCGCGACTACCTTAAGCACTGCCAGTATTGCTACAACGGCTACGTTGAATCTTAAGCTGTTGGGCCTTGTGCAGGCACCCGACAATGCCTATGGCCCGAACGCTGACTGGGCAGTAATGTTCAACTTGCATGAGCTGCGTGGTTCGACTACTGGTGTCTAATTGACATCCTTGCTCTTACCACTTTGATCTACTACACTTAAAAGGAGTTCTACAATGGCTGGAATCATTACAACTGGCTCGTACCCCAAAGCACTTTGGGAGGGAGTCAAACTATGGTGGGACAGCGCTGCGAATGCCGCCCCTCAATATGCCCCTTTGATGTTCAAAAAGGAGACTTCTACCAAATCTTACGAGGAATATGCGCAAAGTGTCGGCCTTGGCCTGGCGATTGTGAAGCCGCAGGGTCAACCAGTTTCCTATGACGGTATGCAACAGGGTTTCGTGACGCGTGGTACTAACGTTGCTTATGGCCTGGGTATCATCACCACTTACGAGGAACTCAAGGACAATCTCTATGTCAAGTTGACAAAGGGTCGTACCGAGAAGCTCCGTCGTGCCTTCGCTGAGACGAAAAACATCAACGCCACCAATATCTTCAATCGCGCCTTTACCGCCGCGTACAAAGGTGGTGATGGTGTGTCCCTGCTTAACACCGCCCATCCGAACTTCTCTGGTGGCACCTGGCAGAACAAGATGACTACCGACGCTGCATTTTCACAAGCTGCCATGGAAGACATCCTGATTCTGATGATGCAATCCAGGAATGATCGGGGGTATATTGAGCCTTTGAATGCTGAAAAGTTGATTGTCCATCCAAACAACTACTTCAATGCCCAGCGTGTCTTGGGAACTCCTCGTAATATCGGGACGAACTTCAACGATATTAACCCCATCAACACTGACAGTCTCGTTCGCGGCGGTCTTTGCGCTAACCCATACCTGTCGGCTACTGCTCCCTGGTTCATTACCACCAATGCAGAAGATGGCATGATCTGGCAAGAGCGTGAAGGGCTTGAAGTCTGGGAGGATAATGACAATGATACGCGCAACTTCAAAGTTGGTGCATATGAGCGTTATACTTTCCTGTGGGCTAATCCCCGTGGCTGCTATGGCAGTGATGGTATGTAAGGTAAACTGACGGGTAAAACCGTATAACTCGCGTGCATTACAGCATTGTATTTCGCGCGAGTTATTTCCAAGGTGCTGTTCCAGCAGCGGAAACCCCGTACTTTCTCTATAAACCACAGCACAAGGCCGGAATAAATGTCTACAAGTGGAACTACAACGTTCTTAATGAATCGGGATTCTCTGATCGCGGCCTCACTCCGCCTTGTGCAGGCTTTTGGTGCTGATGCTACCATCCCTTCCGATGATACTGCCAATTGTGCTCAGGCTCTTAATGTAATTGCCAAGGCTCTTGCCATTGAGGGGCTTCCCCTTTGGTGTGTGCAAACTCTTTCCGTCCCTTTACTGACTGGTGTAGCTATCTACGATATCAGTGCTGCAGCTGGCTCAACCCTCCCACTCCGCATTCTGGAGGCTTTTGTCCGGGATGCTTCCGGCAATGATTCCCCCGTTGAACTGACTTCCCGCAGTGACTACAACCTTCTCGGGTCGAAAACCAGCACTGGTGCCCCGAATCAAGCTTATTACAATCCACTCCTTACTGGTGGAACCTTAACAGTCTACCCCGTTCCCGCAGACAGTACCTACTCCTTGCAACTTTCTATCCAGCGACAAATCCAAGACTTCAATCTTGCGGTTGATAATCCTGACTTTCCGCAGGAAGCCTACCAGCTGCTCAAGTGGTGCTTGGCTGATGAAATTATGCTTGAATATGAAACTCCACTTGATGTGCGGCAGGAGATCAATGCGAAGGCTAATGGGTATAAGGATAAACTCTTCAACTTTTCGCAAGAAGCAGTATCAACGTTCTTCGCGCCAACTGGCAAATGGGGGTAGTAATGCAAACTCAGCTAGTGCCGCCAAAGGATTACATGCAAGGACAGGGCATCAATGCCCTTACAGCTAAGCACGGCTGGCTCCAGGCCTTTGTTGAGCATAAAGCTGGGCTAATCCCATCTAGTTTGCCATCTAACGAAGTTATCCGTTACCAGATTGTCGCTGTGGAGCAGGCTCTGAGGGAAGCAGTCACGTCTGGCAGTACAGAGGACAACTCAGGCTCCTACCCCTTACGTAACCTATTCGCACCAGGGGTCTATGTTCGGGAGCTGACCATCCCCGCCAACAGTTTCGTGATTGGCAAAATCCACAGACACGCTCATGCTAACTTTATTCTGAAAGGGCGAGTGTCTGTACTGACAGAGGAGGGGGGGTGGGAAATTTTCACAGCCCCTTGCACGATGATCTCGCCAGCTGGGACTAAGCGCCTTCTGTTTACTCATGAAGATACTGTTTGGACTGTAGTTCACCCTACTGAGTTGACAAATGTTGAAGCTATTGAAGACGTTGTGATAGCCAAGCACTATGCAGAAATGGGATGGGTTGATCCTGTGATCCCCTTACCCTCT